GACTTAGTTATAGAAGATGCCACGCTGCGCCACCAAGAGCATATAATTATTGCTAATAAAGGCGAGTTTAAAGAGTCTCCCGAAATAGGGGTCGGTATCGTAGAGGCATTAAATAGCGAAAGTCCTAAACAAGTACTTTCGAGTATAAAACGAAATTTTGAATATGACGGCATGTATGTAAAAACCCTACGCTTTACCAGCGAGGGCAATATAGATACCGATGCCGTGTATAAAAACGTGCAATAATATGGCAAGCAAAGGACGATTAAGTAATAAAGAACGAGACCAAAAAAAACAAGAGGCTTTAGACCTTTATGTACGTGGCTACACTTTTCAAACTATTAACGAGATAGTAAACATAGGCATTAGCACGTTGCGTAAGTGGGCTAAAGCTGGAAATTGGGACGAAGAAAAAGACAATGCACGTATTACCCCAAAGGAAATACAAAGCATTATTCGTAAATGTATTATTGCTGCTAAAAATGGAAAACCAATGCCATATACGGCGGATAGCATTAGTAAAATGGCTGCCGCTTGGAACAAGTTAGACGACCCGGAAAAAAGAGCGGTTTTAACTATGGAAGCCTACAACGATTTTACGGGCTTCTTATTAGATAAAGTAGTAAAGCTAAAACCCGAAAAACGTAAAAAGGAACTGGCTTTTATTAAGAAAGTACGAGAGTTACAAGACGAACACATGAATACAATGCGCTAATGACTAAAACGGAATTAAAAGAGGCTTGGGAAAAGTACGAGCGTGAGTCTAAGCGCATACGTGAACTTACCTATAATAGTCTAATCAAAGAAACGGCAGAAGAGCAAGAGGCACGTATAGCCCACCTTTTGAAGCCCGAAAACTATATCGAGTATTTCGATTATTATTTCGGGGTTAATTCGCCGTTGGGTTTAGCTGATGCACCAAGCTCGTGGTTTCATTTAGAGTGGTATTTAGAAATATTTTACAATCCACTTGCCAACCAACAACGTAGAGGCTTTAGAGGTTCCGCAAAATCCACACATACCAATTTAGGAAACACCACCCACCTAAAAGAGAATAAGGAGTTAAAGTTTGGTGTTTTATTGGGGCGTAATCAAGATTTAGCAAATAACTTACTATCTAACCTACAAATACAGTTAGAGAGCAACGAGCGATATATCAAAGATTTTGGTAATCAAGTAAAATACGGTAAGTGGTCGGACGGTGTATTTGAGACAATGGATAACACTTGTTTTAAAGCATTAGGATTAAACCAACCTATAAGGGGATTAAACTATAATTTAATCCGTCCCGATTTTGTTTCTATGGATGATTTAGAGGACAGAAAACAGGCTAAAAACATAGAGCTTACCAAAGAGAATATACAAAAACTAACAGGCGATTTAGGTAAGGCGGGGCAACGTGGACGTTTTAGACGAGTAATGTGTAATAACTACATTGTACGTAATGGTATTGTGGACGGTTATGCCGAAAAATATAAGAAGTCTAAAAACTTTACGATCTCTACAATAAATCTATGCAATGAACAAACCTTTGAGCCAACATGGCACGAACGCTATACCGCCGAAGAGTGCGAAGCAATCGTAAATGATTCCGATTACCATACCAGCCAACGAGAGGATTTTAATAACCCAGTTGAAGAGGGTAAGCGATTTAAAGAAAAATGGATACGCTTTAAAAAATCACACGGTAATAAAATTTGGGATTGTCTTATAGAGTTTTGGGATTTGTCCTATACCAAAGAAGGAGACTTTAAAGCTGGAGGCGTAGTGGGATTTGAAAAAGGTAGGGCGCATGTGCTTCGATTGTTTAATAGGCAATGTGATAGACCCATAGCAATGGGAATGCACTATAAATGGAAAAGCGAATTTAACGCTAAAGGGATGTCTATAAACTCGTATTATGATGCTACGGCAGCACAAAAGGCAGTTTATGAGCCGGATTGGCTCGTAGCTTGTGAGCAATTCGGAGGTGTTGATATTCCACAACCCGACCAAGCATCGGGAGACAAGCACGACAAAATTATAGCCACTTTAACCGGAGCTTTTATGTATGGGCTTTTAACCTTTGATGATAGCCTAAGAGATACCGAAGATATGGACAAAGCCATAGAACACATTTTAGCCTTTGAAAAAGGATGTAAAACGCCGGACGACGTATTAGACTTTTTAGAAAATTGTGTACGTAAAGGACGAGTGTTATTTGGCTACTCTCAAAAAGAAGAACGACCAACACCTCATATTGGAAAAAAGAAACGTAAAACCGCATACTAATGGCAATACGAAAAGACATTTATATAGCAATTAAAGGCTTTTTAAAGACTATTGAAAAACTGGAATTAATCGACCTTCAGAAAGGACAATTTGAGGGCAAGATACCGGACGTTTTCGGAAACCTATATACGGCGTGTTTAATTGAGATTGGTACCATTGATTGGGAAACCATGACAAACCAAAACCAAGAGGGTAAAGCCACCATATCCGTTTATTTATATGTAAAGGACGGCTATGCACACCAGCACGAAGGCACGACCGATCGTAACGACGGTTTTAGCGAAATTGAACTTATAGACACCGTTGTAGAAACATTACACGGTAAACAAGGACAATGCTTTAAAGCCTTGTTATTAACCAAAGAGCAAGCAATAGATAACCCGAGTAATGGCATTATGGCATATCAATTAGATTTTGAAACATGGTGTTATAATTCATTACCTAAAAAATACGTGTACTAAAATGGCATTTTTAACTAAACAAGAGCTTAAAACCAAACGTCGTGAGGATGTAATAAATGTGATTACCAATTATGACGACAATACCGTTACCGAAGTAATAGAGCAAGAAATAGGCGTTTTTAAAGATGCCTTAGCAAATTACGATGTCGATACCATTTTCAGCCAAGAAGGAGACCAGCGACATAAAACGATTTTAAAGCATATCAAATCTTGTATCGTTTTTGAATTGTATTGTATTAGAGCTTCACAATATGACGAAGTATTAAAGGGGCAACATGACGAGGCGATGAATTGGTTAGAAAAAGTAAGTGCCGGAAAAATTAATACGGCTTTACCATTGGTTCCAAATGATACCGACGGGGAGCATTCCGGGTTTTTAAAATTGGGTAGTCGTAAGCCGTACCAAAACAAATTTTAATATGGACTTACACCAAGACTTAAAGGATTTAGCAAAAAAGACGGCACGTTTTATAGAAAATGATATACCGGAGATTATTGCTAATGAAGGGTTAAAGCATATTAAAAAAAGTTTCGACGATGAAGGCTTTACCGATAGCTCGGTAGAGAAATGGAAGGAGCGTAAAACGGTAGATAAACGAGGGCGAAACATTACCCGATACCGTACCAATCGTGTGGGGCGTAAAGGGAATTTAAACAAGTACGGACGATCTATAAAGGGACGACCAATTTTAACGGGACACGCTACCGGAGGGAACAAATTACGCAATAGTTACCGAGCCAAAACAAGACGTAATAGCGTGGTGTTTTTTACCTATAAGAAATACGCTAAACGCCATAACGAAGGATTGGACGGTATGCCCAAAAGACAACACGTAGGCGCATCCAAAGTATTGGATAATAGAATAGAGCAAAAGATTAATAAATCAATGGATAAAATTTTCAAATGAATTATAAGACATCACATACAGGTACTTCCGAATTGAACCTATCCGGGAACTTGGTAAAAGCAAAAAAATTTAGCGGTAATGCTAAAAACATCAAAGAGGTACAAAATTTTATGATTGATATTGTTAGGCGTAATAAACGCTTAACCCGACATGAATTAAGCGACTGGGTACGAGCAAGAGCCGCACGCTATTCGGTAAACAATCCAAGTACGTATAGGATTGTGCAATTATATGACGATGCCATGAAAGGCGGACATATAACGGCGGTAAGTGGCAATAGAACCTTACGGACTTCAAATAAGGAGTTTGTAATTAACGATACCGACGGCTTGGTAGATAAAGAGCGTTCTAAATACATCCAAAAAAAGAAGTGGTTTTATGATGTGGTTAAATATGCCCACCAATCCATTTATTATCAATACTCATTAATTCTAATTGCAGAAGCGGAAAAAGCTAATATTAAAAGTGTTATTAATATCGACCGAGAATTTGTAAACCCGGAATATGGTGTTTTATTAAAAGAGGTTACCGATAGTAAGGGACTACCATATAATGAATACCCAAACGAGTTGTTATACGCCGAGCTGGGCGAAGGTATCGGGTTATTGGAAAAGGCGGTACCTTATACTATTCTTAAACGTCATTCGTGGAGTTCATGGGATGAGTTCGAGGAGCTTTTTGGTATTCCTATTCGTATTGCAAAAATTGCCTCTCAATCTGATGCGGTTAAAAAAGAGGTTGCCAGTTGGTTGGATGAAATGGGAAGTGCTGCATACGGTGTTTTCCCAACCGGTACCGAAGTGGAAATAAAAGAAAATTCCAAAGCTGATGCCTTTAATGTCTTTTACAAGAAATTAGAAGCATTGGACGGCGAAATATCCAAGCTCTTTTTACACCAAACCATGACAACCGATAACGGTAGTTCTAAATCACAAGCCGAAGTACACCAAAATACATTAAAAGAAGTTGTTAAGGACGACGAGAAAAACATATTAAGTTACCTTAATGATAAGCTATTACCGGTAATGCGTTACTATGGGTATGACATTCCCGAAGGGTATAGTATCGGCGTTAGTAAAACCGTTAATCCTAAAGAAAAAATAGAGATTGATAACAAGCTAATGAAAAACGGTTACGTGCTTAAACAATCTTATGTAGAAGAAACTTACGGTGTAGAAATAGAGTACCATACTTCACAAAAGAAGAAACCCGAGACGGACGAAAAAAAAAAGTCGTAAGCCTTCTTAATCTATTTTACCGTACACATTGTTGCGATCATATCCATTTAGTCGATGATGATTTTAACCCCGTTAAATTATCGGTTGTAGAGCGTTACATAGGGCAGTTATTTAAGCGCAAAGGAATTAACCCAGCGACGGAGCAATTATTTTGGAAGGAAATATTTAAAAATTTGAGTTCCGGGATTGAAAAGGGGTATAATTCCGAGTTACAATATAATTATGCCGATTTTGAACTATTGGCAAATCTTAAAACCAATGCGGTGGTATTTTCAGTATTTAAAAACCATTCGTTTAAAAACGAATTGGTTAAATTACTTATTGATGATAATGGCGACGTTAGAGACTGGAATAGCTTTAAAAAAGAAGCACTTAAATTAAGTGATACCTATAATGTTAATTGGTTACAGACCGAATACGACCACGCTGTATCGGCTTCTAATATGGCGGCTAAATGGCAAGACTACCAAAAGCGTAAGCACTTATATCCTAACTTAAAATATGTTACCGTAGGCGATGAAAGAGTACGGGAATTGCACAAGAAATGGCATAATCTTGTATTACCAATAAATCACAAATTTTGGGACTCACATTACCCGCCAAATGATTGGGGTTGCCGTTGCGATGTGATACAAACCGATGAGCCAATTAACACCAAAGAATTGGAGGTAAACGATATGCCTGATTTGCCTAAACAGTTCAATATTAATTATGGAAAACAGGGCAAAGCCTTTGACGAAACCCACCCATATTTTAAAACGAATTTGGACGATACAAGGGCATTACGTGAGGATGTAGAGCGTTATAAATCAAAAGCTCCCGAATACATAGAGT